TATGGATATGGTTTGCAGCATATCTTGCGCGTTGTTAGCGTCTTTATTTAATTGAATGTTTTTGTCGGCATAATACGAACCCATCGCTTTTGAAAATTCTTTTTCTGGGCCTTGGATAGTAACGCCAGCGGCCTTTTTGGCCTCTAAGAAATCGTCAATTGTAGCATTTGGATTTTGTGATTTGTAAAACGCATAATCTTTCATAAATGCGGTGCGAGCATCTTTTGGCGTTTCAAATTTCTTCCCTAAATATACTTGCATACCCTCTGAAGGTGTAAGCGCACCCGTCTGCACTGAAGCCAAAACAGACGCCGCTATACTGTCACCCGATCTTGCCAATCTCTCAAGCTCTGCAATAGTGCGATTTTTTACGCCTTGCTGCACTCTTTGCTGTCCCTGCGCCCGTATTACATCGCCCATTCGGGCGTCTGGGAGAATAAGGGGATCTAAGGCAGCAGCAAAATTTTGCATTGGATTTAAACCCGTAGAAGGGTTTTGACGTGTTAAGAAATTTATAAGGCTTTGCCCTATACCTTGACGGGCTGGGGGCGTGTTGTTTCGCTGTTGTTGTGTGCTTTGCATTTCGTAGTTCCCCTGCAAGCCATTTGTGAAGTTTGAAGCTACAGTTTGTTTCGGTGAGGGTCCAAGTATTTTTGTTAAATACTGCCTTGTTTCAGGGTAATTAGGTATCCCGCCCTTATCTCTGACCGTTTGAGGTCCAGCGTTATAAGCAGCCAAAGCCAACGGATAGCTACCAAACTCGTCAAGCTGCATTTTTAAATATCGCGCAGATCCTTCAATATTTTGCTTCGGATCAAACCTATCCGTAATTCCAACGTCCTGCGCAGCCGCCGCGCCTAATTGACCATATGAAACATAATCTTTCCCACGCACAACACTTTTAGCATTTGGATCAAACCTGCTTTCAGCCTGAAGCATCCTAAGAAAAACATTAGGATCTAGCCCATACTGAGCCGCCATTTGCCTTGCATATGCCCGTGGGTCGAAGCTCACGAACTTTGCCCACTCATTTGCCCAATAACTTGTAAATAGTTAAACAACCCAGGGTTGTAACTGTTTGAAGTACCCGCCGTAGAGCTTGGATTTGTTGCTGTAATTGAGCCAAGAAATTGCGCAAGACCTGCCGCTGGGCCACCAATCTCACCAGCGTATTGACCTTTTGCCGCGTCAATCAGGGCTTGCATCGCTGCTTGCTGCATAGCGCCTTGCTGAAGTTGTTGCTGCTGGATTGCTTGACCGTAGCCAAAGGCTTGCTGCCCCATGCCAGCCATTTGACCCGCCGCGCCCAGTTGCCTTGCAAGATCAGCCTGAGAAGCACCTAGAGCGGTGTTAAAGCCCTGCTGCCGCAACCGTGCCGCCGTGTCTAATCCTTGTTGATTAAAGGCTTTAAGCGTTTCTGCGCCTTGTATTCCATGCCGCGACCCACCAAACGCACCCGCCTGATTAGCTTGAGCATTAAGCTGGTTCATGCTCATAGCGGCTTGATTTGCAACATCATTTAAAGAAGCCTGAACAACCTGCGTCTCGTAGGGATTTTGATAATTTTGTATCCCTGAAACCGCTGTTTCATTCATACCAGTATTTACCCTGCCCATTGCACTTGCTTGTGCCGCTGAAGCTGCCTGATATGGATTTGTAACTGACGCTGGATTTGCACTACCTGCCATTTTATTTTCCTCTTCTGCCGCCTGACTGCATTTGCCTAACAACAGGAATGTTAGGCGCTGCACGGCTTCCCATGTCGCCTGTTACTGGATCTATGGTAAAGCTCTTTAGATAATCATATTGTGCTGGCCTGTTGGCTTGCAATTGATCCATGCTCGCCTCGTACAAAGGCGCACTAGAATAACCCGTTACACCGCCTTCAAATTGTGTGGGCTGTGGCATATACGACTGACCGCCCGTTGTTGGCATCCCAAACGCGCTTGCCATCATATCTGTGCCTTGAAAAGCAGCGTTTTGCATTGGGCTAAATGCAGCAACGTCTGGGCCATAATAAGGAACATATCCCATTGCAGATATGTTTTCGCCCATCTTAATGCCTTTTTGCAGCGCGTCCTCTGCAAAGGCGGGTAAGGTTTGTTTTTGCTCTGTTCTGCCACCCTTCGCCATCAATCAAGTTCCTTCACAAAATGCGTTTGCAAGATCTTCCAGCCAAGGTCTGCCAACGGTTTTTTCCATCCAATTCTGCCTGACATCATCGCGCCCGTGCATCCATGTTTCTTTGCCCATTCTTTCACTGATGCGTCCATATCAAGTATTTGATCTAATTCACCACCCGCCAAAAAGACGTTGAGATATGTTTTCTTGGGATATACCACAATTTCTGTAACAATGCACCCCCTCTCAGAAGGCCATAGCTGCATGATGCCTTTTCGTATGTTGCTTGCAACATCATCAAAATCATGCGTACCGCCAGAATACTGTAAAGCAGCCTCAATCCAAGGTCGGCAGCGCTCAATCGGGTCTATTTTGGTCATATCATTCACGATGCGTGTTCCCCGTGTATTCTGGTAATTACTAGCGTTGACGCGGGTGAGGCAGGGGCAAAAGACGTAGCCGCTGTTGAGCTTAAACTGCCAGAGGTGCTATCAACAGCCCACTTCATTTCAATGTAATCATTTGACGCCAACTCAAGCAAAAAAGAACGAGATGCGGTTAAAATTCCACCGTTGTTGTGGATTGTTTTTATGACCGTCATGTTTGAAATGTTAGTGCCATTTTTTGAAGGCCAAAAATAAAACTTAACGTCTGAGCTTGATGATGATATTACCTCTGCCGTAAACGAAATTAAATATTCACCCGCTTCCTCAAAAACAATTCGCTCACTGTTTGTTGCATCACGATCAATATATTTTTTATTTGTAGGTGCATCATATGTTATGGAATATGCCGTGTTTGCCGCTGCCGCTGTCTGAGAGGTAGTTCGAATAAATTTAGCATGACCACCCTCTATGACAATCTGACGAAACTCATTGTTATAAGAAACCACTGGATAATTATATTCACGGTCCCACAAAATAACCCCATCTTCTGAAGGGTTGTCATCTGTTGTTTTAAAAGAAAGTTTTGCTAAATTTCTATACAGATATAAGATAAGCTGCCTTCCCCACTGACTTAAATCTGGGCCAATTGGCGGTATCACAGGTACGGGCATTAGCGACGACCTGCTGGCATTGCATCAACCCGCATATTTCCAACGCGCCAATCAGCGCCTTTAGCCCCTTCCACACGCATACGGAATTGACGCCCTGCAAACCTTACACTTGTGGGATTAGCTGGCGTGTATGGTCCGTGCGTAGTCTCTGCGCCATTTGGGTAGAAACGTGTCTTAAATTTAACACTGACATCGCCTTGCGTTTTCTCATCTGGCACAAGCTGCATGACGTGCATTGTCTGATCGCCGTTGCCAAGACTTACTGGACCACTCTCTGCAAAAACAGTTGCGTCATTGTAATCATAACCTGTTTCATGGGAGAACAAGGAAACTTCTCCAACCCTATTAGCAACCCCACCCATGCCACTATGATTTGAGCAATAATAATAAAGCGTTGAAGGCGTTGATGATGTCACCGCTATCTGAATATAAGCACCAGCACTTCCAGCAGTGCCAGAAGTCGTTACGCCCGTTGTATATTCCGTGCCACTCCCGTGTGTACCATCAGAGGTTTCCGAAAAACGTAAAGGATGTCCCGCGTTGCTACTGTCTGACAAATCAAATTTATACGTGTTGCCAATTTGCAAAGAAATTGTTGGGGCTGACCCTGTATATGTATTTATATAAAATTTATTACCGCTATCATTTTGAACAGTAACAGCTAACGTAACCGTGTCGCTTTGCTCTCCCGCTAGAAACGGATGTTTAAAAACACCCCGCGACACACCAGACGTGCGCGAAAGTTCACCAATCATCCAAAAATTTTCATTGTAATTAAAAGATACATACCTGTCTATAATTTGACTGTTTGCAGACGGATAAAACCACCAAATTTCATCATATTCTGTATTTGACCACGCCCAAACTTGCGATTGTTGGTTCCTGTCAAAGTCTCCAAAAACATAATCATGCACCGCACAGGGCAAGTCCGTCACAGTGTTTCCGTTAAAGGTAAAAAACCCATTTTGGCCCATCCAAAACACACCTACATCAACATCCACTGCTGCTTTACGCGAAACCGCACCACACGCCGTACCAACCCTATCAAAGCCATAAACAAAAGGTGGTCCTATGTACCTTGCAGTATGAGCGTCAATATCCGTCAATATTAGCGTCTGGCCCCGCGTTCTTATGCCCTGCATAATTTGACCAGCGGTAGCAAGCTCTATATCACCAGCTTGGTTAGTAGCCGCCGCAGTCCACACCGTATTATTTTCTTGATCTGAAAACGCAATTTTGCGTGGATTGCCACCCGCACCCAAAGCAAATAAAAATCTTTCTTCTGTAACAACCAAGCCTAAACAATCTTGCGGCGCGTTGCTAATCTCAACCGCATCGGCTGATGCCCCTAGTTGCCATTCTAAAAGCCTTCCATCGCCATTCCCCGCAACCTTTGCAGAGCAAGCAACCAAATATTCGCCCCAATTATCTAAACTCCAAGTCGTTGCTTCTGAATAGTTTCCGTAGTTTTGACGCTCCAAACCGTAAAATCCGTCACCATAATCCCCATATCCATAGCCCGTGACAACGCTCGCACTTTCCAAACCAGCGCCTAAATCAGATGGCGTTATGTCGTAGATGGTGCCGCCACCAACCATCGCAATTAATTCATTATACGAACCGCCAGCAACGTAGGCAGAGCCATTTAAAGCCTCCCATGTGTGCATTCCTCTGACCGTGTTAGAACAGAAACCGTCTTTTCTGCTTGTCCACCCATAAATCGGACGCAAGCTACCATCGCGCCAGCGCACTAATGAACCATCTCGCCAGCGGTTCGCTTGCTCAAGGTCTGTACCGTTTCTGTAAAACCCAGCAGGTATATCCAGCGGTATATATGTCATCCTTGTACCCCTTGAGCAAAGGCAATGTTAAAATGCGTTGCTGATACACTTGTGTATCTGGCTGTATTATAAAAATTCCAATTGCGAGTAGAAGCATTAGAAGTGAACGTAATTCCCGCATCTGCCATAATTCTTATGGGCCAACGAGTGAGTGTTGAACCCCAAGCGTAACCAGAGCTTCCGATACTGCCCTCAAAGCAAATCTCGCCAGATGTACTTACACTTGTGTCCTTAAACATCCTGCCAGCCGTGCCGTTGCTACCAGACTTTACAAAATCAAAGTTAGAATGAGGCCGAATAAGGTCTACTTTGCACCTCAAATTTGCAGAAGATGCGGAAATGATCATATCAATATTTTCGCTATCTGTAGAGCTTACAAAGCCCACCCAGATGGTTCTGCTTCCCGTTGTATATGTGCTGCCAGCGCCCATAGTGTAATGCAATGTCCCTGTGCCAGAAGCCAATGAACCACCCGCATAATTGTAGGCAGTGTTATACTCTTCTGCTCCATAAAAATCACTGAAGGATGAGGCCGCTTGAGACGCCACTGTCGGAAACAAAAGCTCTCTAATATCTACATCATTTATGTTTATCTCAGTACCAGAAACCTGACTGCCGTGAGCCTCAATGTTTATTTGATTTAAGCTGATAGCCCCAGATGATTGTAACGTCATTATGCACTTCCAAACGCTGTAATGTCGCCCTCAACCGTCATAGCTCCCGCTGACGTTAGCTTAAATACGTCTACACCGTTGTATTGAAACTTTAAGTCAGTGCCAGAAACGTATATTTGCCAAGCGCCAATCTCAAAGCTAGTTCCAGTAACAGAGCTTGTTGACGCAATCGCGCCACTGGCTATTTCACCCGCCGACCCATAAACAACAGCCTTTGAATTTACCACTGTGTTAGGCGTAGCCCCATCAACTAAGTTTAATTCAGCCGTGGTTGCGGTTACTCCATCTAAGATATTTAAATCATCAGTAGTTGCCGTGACCCCATCCAGCTTGTTTAATTCAGCCGTGCTTGCCGTGCACTGATCTAAAAGATTTAACTCAGCAGCCGTTGCTGTAACATCAGTGCCGTTAATTGTTAAAGTTGACAAATCGGGCGCAACCTTAACCTTGCCCGTGCCAGTACCGTTGAGGGTGCTTTCAATGGCTTGCAGACCAGTATTGATTGTGTCTCCCCATGTATTAGTCGATGCACCCACAGTAGGGCGAGAAATTGTGATTGCCATGTTTCACTCTCCTTTGCCGCAAAGTAACACACTATGCAGCTTCAGTCCATGTTTCAACGCTAACCGCTTGATCGGTCCAAATCTCCGACCCTGTTGTTTGATCGGTCCAAGTTTCCGCTGTAATCGCTTGCTCCGTCCAAATAAATTTGACAAGTCCATCTAAGGTTATGACGCCAGCCAAAACATTGTCAGCGCCAAGCACATGCCTTTGAGTAATCGCAGGGTTCCCAGAAACAGGCGCGGAACCCGTCAAATCATCTGCAACTAAATTATGTTTAACAAGAATAGATGGCGAGCCAGCGAAAGGCGCACCAGCCGCAAAGCCTGTTGGAGACAGATCATGTGTTTGATTAATGCTTGGGCTTTGGACTTCAACAGCGCCAGCCGTAACGTCAGAAAGCGTTAAAACGTGCGTTTGAGTAATGCTTGGCGATCCAGCGACAGGAGAGCCAGCAACGGCCTCTTCGCCAGCCAAAACATGCTCTTGCAAGAACACTACATTATCAATGACAGGCGCACCCGCTGTGACATCATCACCCGCCAGCGTTTCTTCCTCTGACATTGCAAGATCATCGACCACAGGCGCGGCAGAAGTGATGCCAGAGGCGGTAAGAACGTGGCCTTGGGTAATTTGCGTAGAAGCCAACTCTGGCGCTTGTGTGATTAACTCTGCGCCGTTTAAAGCGTGTTCTTGTGTGATTGCGGTTGCAGCAACACTTGGTTGACCAGCGACAAGATCAGCCGTTGCCAGCGTTTCCTCTTCGGACATATTACAGTCAGCAACAACAGGCGCATTTGTCGTAATGCCACTTGAGCCAAGAACATGCTCCTGAGTAATCGCTGGCGCGTCAGTGACAGGGTTTCCGCTGATAAGTTCAGAAGGCGTCAAGACGTGCGCTTGATCCATGTCTACGCTGTCAACAACAGGCGCTTGTGTCGTTATTCCGTTTGCAACAATAGGAGTGACCAGCAAGATAGACGTTTGATCTACCGAAGGCGCACCCGTTGTAATTGCTGTCGCTGTAAATGTGTGGCTCTGAGTAAATGATGGGTTGTCAAGCGTGGGCGATCCCGCCACAAAGCCAGTTGGCGAAAGCGCAACAATCCGCACCATTGCGGGGGAGCCAACAGAAGGCGCACCCGTGACCAAATTTGCAGACGCAGCAAAGGTGTGGCTCTGCGTGAGAGACGTGCTTGCAATCGTCGGAGAGCCAGCCGTGACGCCTGTTCCTGATAGAGCATGTGTTTGGCTAAAGGCGGTGCTGGCAATGGTCGGGGTGCCAGATGTGACGCCAATGGCGGTCAATGCATGACCTTGAGCAAACGCGGTATTTGCTACACTTGGATTTTGAGCGATAATCCCGCTTGCTGAGAGGCCATGCTCCTGAGTGATTGCTGGAGAGCCAAGAACAGGACTTTGCGTCTCAAGGCTACCCGTACTAAAGGTTTCTTCCTCACTCATTGTACAGTCATTGACAATGGGTGATCCTGTCGTGACGCCGTTCGCACTTAGTGCGTGGGTCTGCGTAATTGCACTTGAAGCAACAGACGGATTGCCCGTTGTGATTGCACTTGAGGTAAGGGCGTGTGTTTGGGTTATTCCAGTGGACGCAACGCTTGGTGAGCCAGCCGTGATTGCTGTTGCGGTTAGCGCGTGGGTCTGGGTGAGTGTAACGCTGGCTACGCTTGGCGCACCTGTTGTGATAGCAGACGCCGTTAATTCAAATGTCACACTGCCTGTGTCGGCTAGTGGGGCAGAAGCTATAGAAGTAAAGCCAAGCATTTACTCACCTCTTTTCGTAGCCAAATTCTGTAAAATCTTCGTCAAAGATGTCATTCACAAGCGCAAGGTTTGCTGCATCGTCTAATATGTTTTCTGTGTCTTGAGCCGCATTTATGGCGTCGATTAGCGTCAAACCGTGATCGGCGTATGCCTGAGCGAGATCAGTTTCAAACTTGTAAACTGTGACGCTTTTGCTTTCTGACGCAATAAACTCTTTTTGGGTTGTTGATAGGGACCAGCCTGTCGCTGGCTCCTGTAACAAACGGGAAAACGTGATGCTTGTGTTGACGTTTAAATTGTAAGCATCTGGAAGGGTGTGGGCTATATCTTTATATCGACGCCAAAGACTTGTGATCCTGTCGTAAGGATTTCTGACAATCGTGAAAACACTTCTGTCGCCAACAAGGTTATCCCAATACGAAAACTTTGTATGTTCCCGCATGTGCAGGGCAGCTTGAGGAACGCCTGTTATTTGCGAAAAGCAATCAACATTATCAGCCGAATAGCCAGCCGCAATATACGCCTGTTTTAAAGTCTTGCCCCCTGTTCTGGGAATGTGGACGTATGCCCATGTGTCACTGATAATCATGCTGCTTCATCCAAATAAATAGTCATAGTTGCGTCCTGACTATTGTGACCGCTCTCATACTCTGTTTTCCAAGGGAGCCGCGAACCCATAATCTGCAAACCTTTCCAAACTCTGACTTTTGGGTGACTGTGCCAAATAAATTTTTTGCAACCTTCATCTTTAGTAAACGCCATTAGATCAATCCACATCTGCGGGTCGGTCACATATGGACGTGTCGAACCTTTACGCTTCGCCGCCAAAAATGCAGTCACGTTTAATGTTTCATCCTTAATGTAAGCAGCAAAATAACCTGCAGGGACTTGACCCCCACCAATTATTTCATATCCCTTGATGTAAAAATAATTAAGATCACTGCTTTTAAAGTTTCGATAACCCTGCAAAAAACAATCCCTTGCAGAGAATGTCAGTCTAATGTTGTCGTCAACGTAATTTTCGACATAACCTGCCGCGAAAATGGAGCATCCATCAAACGAAATGTTGAAAAAATGTTCATCAAAGTTTTCTTCGCGTGTCGCTGTGTAAGCCATTTTAAAACTCACGGTTTTATTAATCTTAAAGTGTAATTCGAAGCTGTTGAAGATGTATTTGTATTGATAGGGGGTAAGGGCGCAAATACCGTTCCGCTTACTCCGTTTTCGTGATAATAAGAAGCAAAGCTGTCCTGACCAGCTTCATCATATGTCGCAATCAATGTGCCACTATGATATAATTCAAAAGATATGCCCGTTACCGCCGTTACATGCGTAGTAAACTGGAGACTATTGTAGTTGCCGCTATTATCCCTATACGAAAAACCTATATATGTCTGGCTCGCTGTCTCCGAACTGTGATATGTTTGTACGCTTATTCTATGCGGTCCACTTGTATTTACATTATATGTGGAATTAAACCCCGAAACGTAAGTAAAACTCTCGTCCCAAAAATCCAAATAATCTTGCGCTGTGCTCGTAAATTCTACCTGTGAACCAATATTAAATGCGATCTTGCCGGTACTTGTATATTGGTTGGTAAAACTGGTTCCAGTAATGTCAATCGAATTAGAAACACCATAAAACGCATTCATCGCCACTTGATCGCCTAGGTTTACATCTATCAAACCGCGAACATCGACGTCACCCATCGTGACCTCTGTGCCGCTTGTAGCGTCAAGCTCCAAGTGAATGTCGTTAAGGCTGATTTGACCGCTAGTTTGAAGCGCCATTTTTCAACACCTCAATTTCTTTTTTCAAGTCTTTGACCGCTTCGATCAGCAAAGACGTCAACGCATTGTAGTTGACCGAAAGATGCTTTGAACCGTCCAGAGCCGTGACCTCTGAGACTGCTTCTGGCATTACCTCTCTGACTTCTTGTGCAATTACACCCGCGCTTTTTTTACCGTCACGCTTCCAATCGAAAGAAACGCCGTTCAGCGCCATCACGCTCTGCAATCCTGACACGGGTTGAATGTTTTCTTTGAGCGCAGCGTCACTAGCAATCGTCGTTGAGTAAGCAATTACGTTCCCATCTGCGTGGAAATCGCCAGCCGCCGTCATTCGAAATTCATTATTTCCGTTCACATAAAAATCAAGTTGCGTGTTGTTCGTCCATTGCACGTAGTCGTTTGCGTCAAGGCCGATTTTGCCATCAACGAAGATTGAACCGCCAAAACTGCCGCCACTGTTTGCGCTGACGGCATCTGGTGCGCCCGTTTCAAACGTAGAGAAGGAAAGAAAATCTATGATGTCGCCAGCGGTCGCGCCAGAAGAAAGCACAATGCTCTGACCATCTGCCGCTGTATATTCTGTGCCAAGGCGCAAAAGAACGCCGTTCTTGAAAACAAACGTATAAGTGCCGCCAGCCAAATAACCGTTTGTGCCGAAGCTGGTTTGACCTGATGTCGCTACATAGGTTTGACGGGTTTGTGTGCTTTGAGGGATGGGAACTGTGCCGATATAATAGGTCATGTTTATCCCTTCATAATATATGCAAGAGCATAATAAGGCGGTCTGTTTTCGTGACTGCCACCGCCGCCCGTGTTGTTGCCGACCGATATGCCTGTTGTTGCACTTGAAGTTGTTAGTGTTTCGAATGTGCCGTTGTTATTAATTATGTTTGAAAAGCCGCGATCACCTGCGCCTTCATCGCCAGATGGAATTGGCGCTTGCACCGTATGCGTGTGTCCACTTTCTGTCACAGGGTGACTGTGTGCAGGGATTTGGGCAGTTGTTAGAGTGACACTATCGACACCGCCTGTTGCATTTGGAGCGTACGTCCCGCCGCTATCTGCATCCGCGTGGACGACAAACTTGCCAGTGAGATTTGGCGTTCCGTTGTTGCCATCACACAAGTACCAGCCGCTTGGAATTGCGCTGATTGCACCGCTCCACATAACAATCACGCCTGTTGGCAGTCGTGGTGTCACATCAATATATGTCGCAGCATTTGAGCCAATGTAACCCGTCATTAAGTTTGCTCCAGAATACTGAGGGTCACGTCAGTTGCGCCGCTGGACGAAACCTTTAGGATGTCCGTTGCTTCCATGACGATTTTGCCGCTGAGAACACTTAAACTTGAATTGGCGGGGATCGGAACAGAGTTGACGATTTCAACGTCCTGATTTGCCTCGTTGTTCGCCCCAGCGCGGTTCGTCGTGTCGCTGCTCAGTGTGACCGTTGACGTGACCTGACTGCTCGTTGTGTTAGCCAACAACAAACCGATCACGATTGTCGTTGTGGACGCTGCCACCGTGTAAATGTCATCTAGCGTTGTGACACCCGCCTTTGTAACTAGCTTGAAAGTATCTGCCATTTTATTATCCTAACGCTATTGCTACGGCGAGAGATACACCGCCAGATGATATGTTGGTTAAGCCGCTGCCATCGCCAGAGAATGAGGTTGCGGTTACTGTGCCTTGCACTTCGACACCGCCCGTCTTAGTTGCGAGTTTTTCCGATCCATAAAAGAATAATTTTGCTTCGCCCGTTGACCCATCTGCAAGAAAATAATTTGCAGTGCCGCCAGAACCGTTATCTGTGGCGATAACAATGTCTTTGTCGTTTGCGAAGTTTGTAAGATTAAGGTCGCCAGTTACGTTCCAAAGACGTGTCTCAGAGCTAACGCCTTCATGGTAAATCGTGAGGTCTGAGGAACTACCAAAATAAGCTCTCGCTCCATCATCAAAAGATAACGCATTTGCCGATTGATCGAAGGTGATATTTACCGTGCTGCCCGTAAATACAACATCGCCATCGTGCGTAGCCCCATCGTCTGTGACTGTGCCTGTTACATCTACACCAGTTCCTGATGTTTGTAGCCTTGTTGTGCCAGCCGCTTTCAAACTTACTGTATGATTGACGTCTTCGTTAAGCGTCATATATTCACGGTCAGTAGAGTGCCGCTTAAATGTATGTCCGTCTGATTTGTACGTTATGGCAAAATTGTGGTTTTCTATTGTCGCAGATGTACCGCCGTGGAAAAGCTGCATACCCTGATTTGTATTACCGCTAACATAGCCAAGCCATAGCATATCATTTTGACCTACTAAAAGGTCTTCGTTAAAGGTCACATCACCAGTGAACGTACCACCTGACTTTGGCATTGCAGCATTAGCTGTAGTGGTTGTCGATGTAAGCACTGCATCACGGACAGCAATGTCAACGCCATCAACGGTTCCGCCTACTGTTATATTCCCATAGGCGTGAAATCGCTGTGAACTGTCGGAATACATTAATTGAGCCGCTGCACTGCCGCCCCTATAAAAGATCAAGTTGTTGCTAAAGTTGAAATATGTATCGTCAGCCGTTGCGCCAGTAATTCTAAGAATACCATCACTTTCACGTCGAATATTAGCACCGCCACCAAAATCTATTCTTGATCCCTCTGCGAAAAGAAACTCGTCCTCAGAGGTATCCCAAGTAACTCCGCTATGATTATTACCCGTAAAGGTCACATCGCCCGTGAAAGTCCCACCGTCAGTCTGCATAACGTCAACATCTGCAAGAGACACAAACACAGTTGCGGAGCCGCCTAAATCAAGAAGCGACCCCGTGGAGCTTTCAAGTAAATTGCCAGATGTGCGAACCAGCGTAGGCCCAGAGGTGAGGTAGGTTCCCTTGCCAATCTCAAATGATGAACCCTCTGTAATAACGTATCTTACAACGTCATTGTTGCTGATCCCACCATCCGCGAAGGTTTGGAAACCATCCTCTGCGCTTCCAAGAGTAATGTTGCCAGTACCCGTATCGCTACTAGCAACTTTTATGCGATTTCCAACGACAGGCATGAGTGTCTCCTAATTAAGAAGGATCTGGTATGCCGATCTTGAAAGATGCTAATGTGAATGAGTTTCCATTGGTCACAGATTGAGACGCCGATAAACTACCAGTTGCAAGCAGCCTTGAGTTGGATGTGTCCAAAATTGCGTAATGTGTTGCTGTGCCAGTAGCGCTTACACTGCCGTCTGAAATAGCCGCCACGGTTACTTCACGACCGCCACCAGACCGATCAGCGGGTGCGCCGATTGATAGTGAGGTGCTGGACCCCAAAGCGTGTGTACTATTCGCAGAAGCGTATGTTGTGCTTTCTTGCGAAGTAATTGTAATTTTGTTGGCCTCTTGGTCCAACACCGTCAGGCCATTGTCAAAAACGCGATCACCTAAACTTGCCATTTAGTAGCTCCTTATATTGATTTTACCAGTACCACCAAATTTTGCGTTTTGGCTGTCCTGATTGATGGTTTCTACAGCCCTGTCATAAAACGCTGACCATGTAGCCAGCCTTTCATCCATACCAAGGAACGGGGCTGTGTGAAGAAGCGTTCCGTAAAGGTAGGCATCGGGATAATACTGCAAAATCCAATTTACAGTATTGCTTGAGGCAAGTGCGTCAACACGACCATAATATATCATTTCCAAGGTGTAAGTGGTGTCAGGCGTAGGAAAAACCTCTATAGCACCGTCAGAAATGTTATAAACCACTGGCTTTCCAGCCGTGTTGTCGTTTTTTTGCCTTCTATCACTGATCTCCATGTGACCCGCTGGCGTCAATGTAGAAGTGTTTCCAGATGTCACACTTAATCTAATTGGCTCCAAGAAATCAGTTGGCAAAGATGTGTACTGCGTATCCAAACTGGCGTTTGATCGCTTTTCCATACGCCAATGACGAATACGGCGCGACATATCGGCTTCGCACAAATCAATAAACGTGTCTATGCTTTGCTCAATAACTTGGTTGTTTGAGAAAGCCAGTACAGCGTCTTTTAACTCTTGATAGGTGCTAGGCATCTAAGTCTCACATATTGTTTGCGGCATTTGAAACAGCGGCCTTCGCGTCCATCTGGGCAGCGGCAATGTCAGAAGGCGTTGCCAAACTGAAACCGCCCGTTTTCATATCATCCAAAGACAGCGTTTGCTGTGACTTGACGCTTGCCATTACCTGCTGAGACACAGTATTTTGGAACACTTGATAACGCGCATCGTCCATTAAGAACGGGGTTGCATGAAGCAAACTTGTGTACAGATAAACGTGCGGCGCATCATCTAATAGCCAGTTGCTTGTATTGGATGTCGTAAGCGCTGGAATGCGCTGATAGTAGTCCAAATCCAATGTGCCAGATGAAGGCGTTGGCGTAACCACAATTTGCCGCCCAATAATTGCAAAAAACCTTGGATTAGCTGCATCACGGGTGCGCGTTCTGCGCAACATAGTAAGCTGTTGAGGCGTTATTTGCTCAAGGGGTTCATCCTCTGCGCTACCTACCTGCGCATAAACAACCTCAAGCGCATCTGACGGCAAAGTTGCCCGACCAGACGTGATTGTAACGCCTGTTGATTGTGTAACCATATCTGCTTGACGCAACACATCATTCAATGTGCTTTCCGCAAGCCTAATAAAATCAGGTATTTTCTGATCTAAGTCTGCTCTATTGAGCCAATCGCCAATCGCAGTCTGTAATTCTACATAAGTTGTTATTGCCATATCAATCTCCTACGTTGATTGCGTTATATCACATTTTTTAGGGAAAGCACACTCTGTTATGCGAACCGTATATTTTTTGCACAGCCCCTCTACTTTTTCACTTAAAATTGTGATGTCTAAAGACTTGTCATTTCTCGCAAATGCCAAATCAAAGTCTGTCATTTCCATTTCGTATGTCATTCTTTTTTCCTTAGATAATCTTGTAATGACATCATCTGCCCTTGCGGTTCTTGCACCATTTCTGGAACAACCTTATCAAACATAGTATAAACTTCTGGCCTGTATTGTTTGTTTGATAACCCTAAGAAATTAGCATCTTTTGCCAATCCCATCGCTCTTGCTGTAATCATTTGCCGCCGCTCCTGTGGGGTAAATGTTTTACCAAACGAAGCAATCAAATCATCGACTTCCTCTGTCGCCAACATATACAGCTTTTCCAAGTCAATAGAAACATCATAAAAGCCCTCTTCAGGCTGTCTCGTCGTCATTATAGCATCGCCAAGACCTGTCTCTGGTGTATAGTTTTGCGTCCCAAAATAGCTTTGAGGCGGGTAAGGATTGTACAAAACCTCTGGCTTTTCCCCGTATTTCGTCATGCGTGTAGGATAAGAAAGCTCTCTTTCCATGCCGCGAATATTAGGGTTTGTTAGCTGCTGCGCTGGATCTATTACAGGGCGCACCTCATCTGAATAGTGGAATAAATCCAAAAGCCCACGGGCCAAATTACCAACGGTTTTTAACCCTCTTCCTCTCATCTGGGCCAATTCCTAATTATTTCTTCTAATTCTAAGCGGTCTACTGGATCTGGCATACCCTTTGGATCTACCGCCCAATCAGGCATCAAACCAATCTTTTGATCTGCGTAAATTGTATCTGCACCAGAAGCGCCTTCGTTTAGATCCGCGTACATCCCAGAATTAACCGTACTGTTCTGACCTCTTGTCTCAGAAGCCATTGCTTTTCGCGCCAGAGGTGAATACATGCGCGAATGCTCTAAGAAAGCGCGCTCCTCTCCCGCCGCTCTAAATTGCGGATTGCCAGCGCCTAAGTGACCGAAAACATCATGCACAATGCGGAAAGCGTCATTTGCCACAGCATCTTCTTTGTCACCAACCTTACCCACGGGCGTCAAC